TCGAATACCGTATCTGTTGCTGTTATTCCTCCAGATGTTGCGGAGGTTGCTGTAACATTGCTTCCAGTCCAGCTGTCTAATTTGCCACCAAACACTTGAGTCTGGATAGTTTCTGTTACAGTTTGAGTTGTTGTTGTCGTACTGTTCATCGACCCTTGGGTGAACTGAGGCGTGACAGTATTTGCTCTCGCTACTGCGGGTGACAACAGAGCTAAGAGAATTAACCATTTTTTCATGCTTTTGATGTAGGTTCTGGTTTCTTTGCCATAGGACATTCAAGTGTTTTGCTATTATTACTCTTACCAGTAGTTAAACCGAATGTTGCAAGTGCACCCGTAAAGACGCTGGCGACGAACGTGATATCTGAGTTGCCAGACTTCTTAACCATTGGTATATCTACATAGTTCATTGTAATAATAAAGCCTGACCACACCACTACGCCAAGTCTTACAAAAGTACCTAAGATCTCTATTTGATGTTCCTTATCTTCAGCAACATCTTTTAGTTTACCTATTAGTCCTTTTCTTTTTTCTTCTGGTGGTTTTCCTTCCATTTGTTAATTTTACCTTGAATGAATTTTTGTAGTTTCTTCTTTATTTGATCGAAGAATGGTGTAGCTAGGGTGGTGGTTGCTACTGCTGCCACAGCTGCATAAGTTGCAGTTGCTACTACGTCAGCGGTTGGCAGAGGTAATTTTATATCTAATACAGGTATTTCCAACTTAGGTGGTTCTGGAGTTTCTGTTTTTATTTCTTCTGTACCTTCTGGACGTTCAAGATCGCTAGGTGGAACGATTATCATTTTATAAGATGGAACATCAGCTGTAGGTAGAGGAATGGATATTGTCTCTATCTGTTGTGTATCTGGGATATTTATGGTGGGAAGTTCCACATTAATATTTAATTAAAATTGTTCCGTTTCCACCATCACCTGATTTAACATTCCAGTTGTCAGCACCAGCAGTATATGTACCACCGCCGCCTCCACCTGTTCCGTCAGTAGCGTCTCCACCACTTTTTAATGTATTATTACCGCCGTTATATCCACCAGTACCTCCTCCACCGTTACCACCGGTAGCATAAGAAGTGGAGTGGTTACTTCCACCGCCTCCTCCGCCACCAAAGTAGCCACTTGCACCATAAGATGTAAATGAAGAGAATAATTGTCCAACACCACCGTTACCACCTATAGTACCGGGTGAGGCTGCTGAAGCACCAACTCCGCCAGCACCACCACCTCCACCACAGGCATATGTTTCACCAGTAGCGTATCTACTACCTCCAGAGTTTCCGTAAGATGTCCAGCCAGTAAAGTCAGCTTGGTTAGATGTAGCACCTGTTCCTGATTCCCAAGCACCACCACCACCTGATCCACCTTGTGATGGAGCAAAATAAGCTTGGCTAAATCCGGGTTTAATATAAGAACCTCCACCATATCCAGCACCTCCACCACCGCCTTTAGCAGTTATGGTTCCACCAGAAATTGCAAAGGTACTATCTGCACCATTATTATAACCACCATTATATTGTTCACTATTTGCTGATGTACCAACTCCGTTTCCGCCAGCACCTACTACGTAAGCAATACCAGAAGATTTGTCTGTTGAGGTAAATGTGTAGGAAGCTCTATGTACAACACCTCCAGCACCTCCACCACCTCCGGGTACGTTTGGTGACTTAGCTCCGGACGCACCACCAGCAACTATCAATATTTCTGCTGATGTTACGTTACTAGGAGGTGTCCAAGTACCAGAACCAGATAATTGAACATAAACTGGGTTAACTGTTATAGTATACTGTCGTGTTGATGTATTTGTTCCATCAGTTGCTGTTACAGTAAATGTTGAAGTAGTACTTGAAGCAACACTAGTAGCATTACCAGACCAAGTACCATTAGAATTAAAAGTTAATCCTCCGGGAACTGAACCAGATGTAACAGAAAAAGAAATACTATCTCCTTCATCATCTGTAGCTGTAACTGCTGTCACACCTGAAGCAGCACCTAAACTCGATATACTCCCTAAAGAACCAGAAGCAACACCAAATACAGGAGCCGCATCTATATTAAAAGCACTTGCTAATGTACCAGCTAAACTTGAAGAAGTATTTGTAACTTGAATTTTATAAGGTTCATTAGTACTTGTAACTGTATTTGGTATCTGTGCTGTTATTTGTGTTGCACTATCTCTTGTAACTGAACTTGATGCTGTTTCTGCTCCATCAGCTCCAATAAATTTTACAGTAACAGAAGCAGCAAAATTACTGCCAGTAATAACAACATTGGTTGGTAAAGCTGAACTTTCAAAATTACTTGTATTTACACTTGAAACTGTTGGAGGAGTATCAAGACCTTTATATGAAGTTCCATCATAATATTCTAGTAATCCAGTTTCACTATTAAATCGTACCAAGCCAGTTGTGCTGACTCTTTGTGCTGTAGTACCTACTGGTACTTTTACTCCACTTGTCCCAGCAAAAGTTGGATCTATTTTTGAACCGGCGATAGCTGCAGATGCATTGATATCATCATTAGTTAATTCACCATCTTCAACTCCACCTGAGTTGACTTTTGTTAATGCCATTATTCTGCTATCTCCATTCTATGATTTAGGGAACTTATCTTTAATAGCTTTAATATCTGCTTTCCAAGCGTCTATGCCTGAGTGATAGATTTTATCGAGCTGGTCTTGCCAAGAAGGGTAAGCTTCTGCTCTATCTCTTTGATACTTTTTAGCTGCATACGCATCATCAATTGCTTTGCGTGCTGCTGTTACTTTGGCGTTGTCAAGTGTTACTGACTTACCATCTTTGTCAAACGCTCCTTTAGAGTCGTCTATTATTACTACTGTGCCTGAATAAGCAGAGTAGATTGCTTCGTGATCTAATGCCATAATTAATAATTGTTGTTAAGCTGCTACTTCCATAAGAACTATTGAAGATCTTGAACTATTTGTTTGTACTGTTATCGTTCCACTTGGTTGTGGATTATTAAATTGGATTTTATATGTAATAGCACTTGTTGTACTTGGACTATCTAATATAGAAAAAGAACTAGAGCCACCCCATCTTCCAGAGTCACCAGTAAAACCTACTCCATAATCTAGTGCTGGAATAATATCAGTAGAATCTCTTAATAATTTTCCATTTCCGTATGTATTAGCAGCACTTGTTTCGATACCACCAATATTTCCAAAAACCAAAATTTTATTAGAAGATGATGAAGGTGTTATAGATGCTGACAATCCTATATCAGCATAGGTTGCACTTGTTGTAGAAAACCCTGATGTTGTACTACCATTAATAACTTGTAAAATATTTCCTGTATTCTGAGGAAAGGTTACTTTACCATCACTAGCTAAAACAATATTGTTAGAACTGGAGGAGCCATGCTTAATGTTTGTTGTGTTTAAAGTTGCCATTATGCTGCTACCTCCATAAGTATAAGTGAACTAGCTGTATTTCCAGCGTTAGCATCTAATGTCTCTGCTCTGTTAACATATAAGGTTCCACCATCACTAGCTACTGACACTTGTACTTTATAAGTCGTTGCAGAAGTTGTACTTGGAGAATCTAAAAAGCTACGGGAAACTGGGTCCATAACATAACTATCTTGAGTATTTCTAAGGTTTCTAGCTATTGTTACTTCTTCTCCTGTCCCTGCATCTCCTACAAATAAAACAGTTGAACCTCTAAGTATGTTTGCAAAAGCTCTTTTATGTTGAGTTACATTTATAAACGAACCTAATGATAATAATACTAAAATTTTACTAGATGTTGCAGAAGGAGTAATAGACGCACTTAACCCTAAATCAACCATTGAAGTTGAAGTTGTTGTAAAACCAGCAGTTAATGTTCCTTCAACTATTTGAAGAATTTTACCTAATCCTCGATTACCAGTTCCGGGAACAGTTAATTCAAAGGCTGCATTACCAGTTGTACTGGCTGGAGCTTTGATAGCAACTGTTCCTCCACCGCTGTCTGCGGTTAATTTTAATTGGCTCATATTATGTATCTCCTATTCTGATAAAAGTAAAAGCGTTTTCGTTATATCCAGTATTTCCAAGAAATAGAACACTACTTCTATTTGTATAAGCTCGGAATTTTACTTTATGAGTAGATGTATCTGTTACATCAAACAAAAGATGAGCAACTGCATTGCTTATGTTGTAATCTGCCGAAAAAGTAGCAAATCCATCAGCAGCAGTAGTATAACTACTGTTATTTGTAGTAACTTGTATCTGTAAGTTAGCGTATCTATTATCTCCAGAATTTCTTTTAAAAGACATTATGGCAAGAACTTGATAAACTCCTGTTGAAGGAAATGTAAAAATTCCACTT